TATATAGTAATTCCTTCCAAATTAACCTTAAGATTTTAAGAAATAGTATACATTAATTAAATGATAAGTAATAAAAGAGGTGACCCACAAAGAGAAATGGGTGATTTCGATAGCAGCAAAACATATATCAGACAACATTATTTATGCATATTTAGAACAAGTACAAGAATGACGGCAAATAGACTAAATAATAGATTCGCCGATTAATTAGCTACCTGAGTTATATATAGAACCAAGTGAGTATTCTTACAAATTAAGGATAACTTATTTGATAGCTATATTCCTCAGTGTAGTTTTGTTACCTCACGCATGGACCCAAATTAACTTTGCGATTCACGCTACATTAGCATTAATATATTTATTCTCCAATCAATATAATAGGACTACTAGACGTGTATATAATAGAGCTGGCAATGAAGAAGACGGCATTATAACAACGATATTGAATTGGATTTCATAATTATGCGGATAGGTTCCCAGAAGGTAATAGACTTCTGCTAAGTGAGCAGGAGGTCAGAGGATTCGAAAACAAGAAGCAGATATGATAAGCGTAGAAGACTTAATAGAAAGTAATTATTAATAAGACGTGTATGTTGCTAATTAAAATATAAACTCAGAAGAGTTGAGAGCAACACATTACAATCCTTTTAGTAGAGATTGTAATAAGCCGAGCATGTTATATGGAAATTAGATATGCTAAATTAAATCGTATGGAGATGGTAAATGCTCTTGTAAAAATCAGTATTATATTAATTAAGACTTTCCTGAAGCAGTATAATACTCCAATTGTATATACAATCAAATAGCAGCCTTAAGTATTAGACAAATATCTGCTCTGGAACAAACAGATCCTAACGTAGTAAGAGAATTTAGGACTTTCGTTGATAAATATTTCCGACAACATGATCAATAGATTTAGAAATACATAGAGTTAAATTCGGAAAGTTATACTTTTTAGAATTTCTTAGAAGGTGTCAATGATAATAGGAAAAAGAAGATATATTAAAAAGGGTGGGACTCTTTTTTAACTAATAACCGTATTAATACTTCTTATGACTTCTTTGCTAAATCCAATGAAATTCATCTTGCCTCAGGCTCTAGACCTCGAGCTATCTTTAATCCTTCTGATGAATTAAAAGCTGTAGGAGCTTATGTCTCACGGTTCTTCATCAGGATAATGAAAGAAATAGAACCTGGATTCGTCTCGGGTTATACGGAAAATTAGATAGCATGAAAGATATAGGACATTATATATCAATAACAATATTCGAGTACTAGTTGTTACAGCTACGACGGCGGCAGCCACGACGCTCATTAACATGAAGAATTAATAGATGCTGTAGACAATCTAGTCTTGAGAAGATATTTACCACAATTCCTTCAATAAATATAACTAGACGAATTATATCACGCTACTATAATAGAAGCACTAACATCTTTGAAAGGAGTAGTAAATTCTTCTTCGGGATTAAGATTTGTTATCAAGGGCACAGTATTTTCAGGACATCCGACAAGAACGACACTATTCAACACTATGAGATCTATAC